CACAAACCCTGCAACAGCAAGAAACAGGCTTCCAGGCGCAGGAACGTAAGACGGAAACTCTGGAACAGGCACAAGCGGATGCGGCACATACTGCATCGGACCAGGGCCATACACTGGCTGGCTAATGCTCCAGTACGTCATGTTGGTCAGCTGCGCACCAACAGACTTCGGCATGACAGGCTGAACAAGCAACGGATCAAAAAACGCAGGCTCAGGTACAGCAAAGAGCTGCTCCATCGGCGTCGGCTGAAACAGTGATGGCTGCTCAACAATCGGCTTCAGCATCGTAGCCAAGATCGTGCTTCGAGCAACCGGCGCACACTCAACGCGCGGCTTTTGCACAATGCTGGCAACACTTGCAGGCTTGGCTTTGTATGTGCGCTTGACTGGTGCTTTCGCCTTAGCCCTGACGACGCGCTTAGCTTTGACGACAGGCGCAGCACGATTGACCTGCACAGACTTGGCCACAGGCGCAGGCGCAACAGCTTGAACTGGGTCACAGTCAACCGCATACGCGCCAGACGACACAGCCGCAGACAAAACAAATGCAATTGCGCGTTTCATCATCACTCCATGTTTGTCAAACTTGATGTGTTAACCATAGTCCGATCACTCACAATCCAGTGTGACTTACCGCACACAAACAAATCATCCTACGATCCGCCCGTCAAATTCTTGGCGCAGCAACGCTGTGTATTCATCGCCAGATGCACACGCCTGCGGGTTTGCGAGAATCTCACGGCTTGTGTACACACGCGCATCGCCTTCGCCGTTGGCAACCTCCTGGCCGTTGATGACATAGACTGCTGTCCATTCGTCCAGCCCATTTTTGCGCTGCCATGGCACAAGGTCAGGATGCAGCACATGGCTGTCGCAAGCGTCACGCTGAAACTCAACAGGGATGCCGTCGGCCTCGTGCCGCTCGCATGTCCAGGTGCTATCTTCCTTGGCCGTGCTGTGAGCGCATGTACGACAGTTCACGTTCTTTGTGAGCTTCGTCTGGTGGCAGAACTCATGTGCATCACACCACTTGCACTGATACCAGCTCGGATCGATGCTCAGCGGCTCAGGCATCCTGTCTGACAGTGCAATGCGACGCCCGCGAGCAATGTACTTTTCAGCGACCGCCTGATCGTACTTCACGCGCTCGGTGTAGATCCTGTCGTCATCCTTGCACACGGCAACATAGAGCGCTCGATCAATCTCTGTCCCGTGCATGTACAACTGCATCTGCACGAAATGCTCAGGCTTTGACTTCTCAACGCCTTGCTTTTCAAGGTTGTTAAAGCTCTTGAGGCTGTGCGTCTTGAACTCGGCAACGTGCTTCTTGTTTGGCGACTCAGGCACGCCTGCATGAATGATTGCATCGATGCTGCCGCTCACATGCGACCCAAAGTCAACGCGCGTTTGCTTGTTGCCGACGGTGCCTCGCACATCCATCCCAATCGCCCGCAGGTCAGCGACAATGTTCGCCTCTTCTGCATGGCCGCGACGAAACAGGCGCAGCACACGGCCTAGGAAGTGTGAGGTCACCGCCCATCTGAACGACAACCACAGCCATCTGTCGCATGGGTGCCCCAACTGGCTGCATCCCATGTGCGAGCGAGGCTCATCTGTGAGCGACTCATGGTGAGCATCAATCAACGCCTGGATGCTGTTTGTAGGTTCTGGAATCTTCATAGCAGGTGCGTCCATGTCTCAAGCTGCAAGGCTTTCTCAATCGTGCGAACGTGTACGCCGTAGCGCTTGGCCAAGGCTTCGTTGCTCAAGTTCTCGCGGATGTGCTGGCGCAGGTCAAGACGCTTTTCTGCCGCAGCCCGGATCTGCAAAACAATCTCGGGCGTGATCTTGGTATGTGGAAGGTCTGTACCACGCAATGCGAACTCTTTGGCACGGATCAGATACGCATCACGCTCCAGCACGTTGCGCGGTCGGTGTGCCGCCATGAGGCACTCGATGCACTTCAATGCCGAAATGCTTGCCTTGCTCAATCGTCTGCTCAGACACGGCAAGGGGAGCTAGGATCAGCACCATCCCGTCAGTATGTGACGCCACTTCGTCAGCCCATGAGAGCTGCATCAGAGTCTTGCCAAGTCCCGTGTCAGCAAAGATCGCAGCACGACCACGGCGGATCGCCCACGACACAATCACATGCTGGAAGTCGAATAGATGCTCATTCAGTTGACCAGGCTGATGGCCTGTTGCCACTTCCATACGCCGCTTGTTGGCGACAAACAATTCATATTCCATGTGTGCCTCATTGAAGCAACGGGCCGAAGCCCGTCACCTTGTCACATCAGAACGGCGATTCCGGTACATCATCAGGCAAGCGACGCGGCTCACGTTTGACCTTGATCGGCGTGCGCAGCTTGCCAAACGGCCAGCCAGGATCGTCCTTGAACATCACTTCTTCGCCCACGGAGGCGCAGCCTTGGCAGGGGCTGCCGCAGACACACTAGCAGCCTGTACAGGAGCCTCAAACGCAGGTGCTGCACCACTGACCGCCTTGAATCCTCGCACCTCGTTCTGTGCGCCATACTGCTCGGTAGCTGCTCGCACATCCAGCTTGATCGACAAATTGCCGCCGACCAGTTGGTCAGTGTCGGTCACGCGGCCAAGGCCAATCGCACGCATCAGCTCGCCAAGTTGCTGACGCCCGATCTCTTCAGCCTTGCTCGATGCGTTGCGAATATTGAGGTTGCCAAACACCACGCGTCCCTGGTGCGACGGGCCGGTGATGTCGTAGCGGATCTTGATGTACTGGCCCGAGCCATCCTTGGTGGGTCGCAACTCAGCATCGGTGATGATGGCCACATACCATCCAGGGGGCAGCGGGTCGTAGTTGCCGCCAGTGCCTTGCGGCAGTTCGTTGATGTCGAATGATTGTCCGAGGTTTGCCATGGTTACTTCTCCTTGCGTGTGATAGTGAAAGACGGCCGGCCGGGCTTAGCCGTGATCGCGTCTGCCAGCGGTCGCGTGATCGACTCATCAGCCGACTTCCACGCCGCCATGTTGACTTCAGGTTTCCAGCGAAACAGGCTTGACAGGTGATCCGTCAGGCCGTACTCGGCTGCAAGCTCCTGAACCTTCTCGGCATCAACCTTGCGATCAATGCGCGAGATGATCTTGATCGTGAAACCGTCCGGCTGCACGGTAGTAGTTCCTTCTCCGGCCACATTCAGCTCAATGGCTTCGACCATCTTGTCCTCACACGCCCGACGGCGTGCGATCGCATCAGCTTCGTCTTGCTTGGCCTGCAACCAAGCGTCAGACCACACTTGCATCGCGTTCACTGCTTTCCTCCAATCTTGTTGATGATCTCGCCCAGGTCAGGCGACTCCCATGCACCGAGCTTGCCGCTCCTATCCTTGGCCAGCCACAGACCGTCTGAGTCGCACATCAGCGCTCGCTGCGTGTTGCCATCAGCGTCGCGCTCAACACGCAGGGCCAGCACTTCATCAAAGAAATACGGCAGGGACTGGCCAGTCTTGTTGCCGGGCATCGACGGCGCATACAACACACGACCCATCTCATCCTGCGTCTTTTCAAGCTTGGCGCTCATGTAGACGTGGCGGCCAGGGACATCCCGAAACGCCCGGATGATGTCGGCCATCTGCTCTTGCATGGCACCGTATGCCTGGCGCGGATCCTTGGTCGCTTTCTTCTCAGCGTTCAGCACAACCTCTGCAATCTCGCTGATTGAGTCCAGCGCAACAGACTGATATTGCGACGCTTCAGCAGTCGAGAGCCACGCATACGCCTCGTGCAGATCTGCAATGCTGCTGATCTCGATGTACGGAAGATCAGCGTCCTGGATCGACAACAGCCCGCCCTCAGCGCTGAGCACAATCGGCGCAGGCAGCGTCTTGATAAGCGAAGTCTTGCCAGCGCCAGCCTGCCCGTACACCAGCACCTTGACGCCGTTGGCAGACAGGCTGCCCGTGGTTTTGATAGAGATCGCCATGGCCGCTTACTCGTACAGGTAGCCAGCCATCGGCACGATCTGGCGCGGCTTGCAGGCAAAGCGACGCTGGTCGATGTTCCACTTGTTCCAGTACAGCTCAGGCGATTCTGTCTGGATTCGCATAATCGCTTCGTCCAAATCTTTGTTGGTCTGCGTGTAGTCAGCAGGCGTGCGCACAACAGCTTTGAGACGGGCTTTCTGGATGTCTGACAGCATGATCTGTAACTCCTTGATGTTGCTGCGCGTTCGGACCATCCGGTGGCGCAGTGATTGCAAGACTACAGACTTCATGCTAGCTTGTCAACTGCGCATGCCAACTTTGTGAGAAATGACACATGACGACACAAGAAGCCATCAACCACTACGGCAGCACGAAGAAGCTGGCAGACGCTCTAGGCGTGTGGCCACAGGTCATCTACGCCTGGGGTGAGCGGCCGCCGATGGGACGACAATACGAGCTGGAAGTCAAGACCCAAGGCGTGCTGCGTGCAGAGCGGGTGATCGAGCATGGCTGATCTGTCCAAAATTTTGGGCGGTCCATGGTCGCCACCGCCAGAAAAGCGGGTTGACCCGCCAGATGCTCAGTTGCGCGACGCCATGATCGGTGCGGGTCTCACGCCACCGGATGACATCGTTTTCGATGGCAAGATCCACCGATTCAGATCAGGCACCAAGGGGTCTGCCGGACATGGCGACAAACCTGGCTGGTATCTGGTGTTTGGTGATGGCGTACCGGCAGGCAGGTTCGGGTGCTGGCGGGCAGGTGTTGAGATTACATGGCGTGCTGACATCGGACGCAAACTGTCAGACGCCGAGGAAATGATCTTTGCCAAGCGCATGGCAGAGGCTCAGGCGTTGCGTAACGCAGCCTTGGAGCGCCAGCGAGAGGTTGCCGCAGATACTGTAGAACAGATCTGGATTAGTGGCGTCGCAGCCCACCAGGATCACCCATACCTTGCTCGCAAAGGCATCCAGACCCATGGCGTTCGCACCACTGGCGACGGACGGCTG